GCAAACTCACTTTGATTAGTAAAACTATAAAGTACCCCATCTGGAGATACAAGTTCATAGTTTTTTAGTTCAGTACTAGGCAACCTCCAGCCTTTATGTAGCTTTACTGCTCCTCGTAGTATTTTAGATACATTATCACTAGTTAGACCATGCTCTCGTGCAAACGCTACTTGATCCGCAAATTCGTACAAAGTTCCTTCTGGCGAAACTAAACTAGCTAGGCTTCTACCCTGTTTAAACCAAGCAGAATCTCTACCGTGTTTGTTTATCTCAACTAATTGAGCCCATAAATCAGGTCTAGTTTCAGCTATCCAAGCGTGAGTATGTAGTCTAGATATATTCTGTAAAGTACTCACGGGGATACTAGTTGCTTCGGCTATATATGCCAGGCTAAAATTTTCTTTAGATACCAAATACTCTACAGCCTCTAATATTTGGCTATTAGAGAATTTGGCACAGGGGTGATCTTCACCCCTGCCAAAAGATTCCCCACCAACGGTTAAATTTAGTCCATTATTAAAGGAGTCGTACCTGCTAATCCAGTATATTTCTTTAGAATTAAGATCTTTAATATCCCTAACCTCTTCAATTATTTCAAATTGAATCGAGTTTGCACTATTAAATACTTCTTGAAGTTTATAGTTACTATGTGATTTTTGGTTTAAGTATCTTTCGTGGTCTTTCAATCTGTGTTCTATGTTAACAGACTGCCCAATATATACTCTATGGTCACTACCAAAACTTATTTTATATATACCACATGTCATAGGGTTTCCAATACTTTATCAATTTCTTGACAAACCGCTTCACCAAGTGCGTCTTCACAATAGGTTAGCAAGTCTACTAGCTGCATGTTCAACTCTAGAAGATCTTTGGATTTGTTAAGCTCTTGAATAAACTTTTGCTTACCAGGTAGAGGTATTGCTTCAATAATGTCATATAAGCTTCCATAGTCATCAAGAAGCTGCAAAGCGCGCTTAGGTCCAATTCCTGGCACTCCTTTAATATTATCCCCAGAATCACCCATTAGTGCTTTCATATCAGCATACTGGTCAATTCTACAATCATGACGATCTGACCACTGCTGAACAGTAGTCTCCTTTCTAGTAACTAAGGAGAACTGCGAAACGCTATCGTTTACTAGCAAGTTCCAATCTCGGTCAGACGAGATAAGCCAGATATGTTCAATTTCAAATTTGGGTCGCTTTTTAACTATATAAGCGGCAATATCATCTGCTTCCACGCCCTGAAACCTAAGAACAGGAAACTCCTGCTCTAGTACTAGACAAGTAGATTCCCAGTTTTGGAAGAATCGCTCGAACTTTTCACGCTCTTCTTCCGTTTGAGTTTCGTACTTTTCTTTACGATTTGCCTTATACTCTGGGTAAATGGCTTTGCGGTATTGAGAACTACCCTTATCTGCCGCAATAATAATATTTGAACAGCGGTATGTCTTAGCTAGAGAACGTACTGTACGAATATAGTCGTCTGTAAAGTCGTCATAGTCTTGATAACGGAACGCAGCGTTCAAACCGTCTACAACTAGCAGCGAGCCATTTGACATCATTGTATTAAAGTTCACGCCCATTCTGGTTTAATCTCCTTAACAAAATCATCTAACAGCATAACGTATATTTTATCACGGCTTAGGTACATGTGTCCAGATAAGATTTCTCTAGGTTCGTCTAGCTGGAATGCTGCAAATAGCTTAGACCGATCGAACTTGAATATTAAGAGAGGCTTTTTATCAACTTCACCAGCTTCTCTAATGGTTTGAGCCCACCAAGTAGTAATCTGTGGAGTTTTATCGGTTAAGTACTTAGAGGTTAAGTGATCCTCGGCATAGTTCTTAACCTCTACGCAGTAATTGTTTCTATAATTGGGAATATATAGGTCACCCTTAAGCGAGTGCTTAGCATTTAAAGCGCCGCTACCTGGTGTACGCTCCCATTGCAAACCCGTTAGCTTTCTTAGCGCATCTCTAACAACTGTCTCGCCTCTAGCTCCTTTAGCGCGTGGATCAACCATTCTCTAATCTCGAAATACCTTGTTCTTTAACAACCAGAACTTTATTGACTAGAGGGTGGCTATAAGAGTGACTTACTAAGAAAGTGTTCAACTCATGCTCTTGCATAAGTACTTCAATAAGTTTTTCTTTTCCAGCGCCATCTAGCGTTTCTATTGTTTCGTCTAAAAATAAGACATTAATTTTACACTTGGAGAGGCTACTCATTAGCTTACGAATAGCCAGTAGTGTACTTGTCGTAACTCTAGTAAGCTCGCCAGCGCTCAATGCTGAGATGCTAACTAAATTACCATTATCCTCAATATTAACATTTAGCTTGTCGTTATTGAGAGCAAAATTAAGAAGGAACCTACCATCACTTAGTTCGCTTAAGTACTCATTAGCCAATGCTTCCAAGGCTTTTACTGAACTTTCAATCTTATATGCAATAAGCCCGTTTGTACTAAAGGCCTTCTTTAGTACGTCCAGGAGCTGAAGCTGCTCCTCAATATCTTGAACCTTAGGTTGTAGCTTTTTAAGCTCTTGCTCAAACTGTTCAATCTGCTCCATAACACCCTGAATCTTGGCGTTATGTGCTTCAGCAACTTTATTAGTGTCTAGGGCCTTTTGATGTGCTGCTTTAATTGCTGCAATTTCCGCCTCATAGGCTCTAATACTAGCGGCTAGTTCTGTCTTGGACTGCTGCATAGCGGGTAGGCTAGTATCTAGAAGGCTTGAGTACTTTTCAAAGTCTTTGACAAGAGACTGGTGTGCAGTTATCTTTGCCTCTACTTCTTTAGCTGTTTTAATGTACGCTAAAAGCTCATTATACTCTGCTTTAAGAGACTCTGCCATAGTTTTTGCAGAATCAGCAAGCCTAGACAATGTGCTAGTATCGACAGGCTGATAACACGTATGACATGTACCGGCTTTAACAGCGGAATATTTTTTGTAGGTAGCTAGTTCGGTTTCGTACTTATGTTTAACTACTGCAGCCTCTTGTACGTGCTTAGAGTACTCAATAGGCTCAACATCTAGGGGCTCTATGTTAATTTCCTCTAGTAGACGCCTATACTCATTGTTTTTCTGAATTTTTAAATTCAGTGCATCAACTTGAGCTAGTTGATGCTTAAGCTCCGCAACGGAATCAAATAATGGAGAGTCTATACTAGGCACCTCCACAAGCTCTAAGGGTGTACTATCGAACTCCCTATGGCGGCTCAACCAGGCACTTACAGTGCCAAGCTGAGCCTGTACTTTAACCAATGAATCAGAAGTTTCCTTGTGGAGTAGCTTTAGTTCTTCAAAAATCTTAACGTACTCTTCCAGTGAAAGGAGATCAATTAAGAAGTTCTTTCTAGCCGTATCGGTAGCAGTTAAAAACTGTAAGCTAGACTGCGAGTTTTGATAAACAATCTGCGAAAATGTCTTAAAATCAAGGCCAATTAGCTGTTCAACTTGCTTAAAAGTATCTGTTGCAGTGTGAGAGGAAATATCCGTACCGTTCTGCAGTAGCTTTACTTTTTGTTGCGCACCACTTCTCGACAATTCAATTCTATACTCAGTACCATCCAGCTCAAAGTCCAGTGACGCCGAGTATTTTTGTGCGGCTAGTTCACGGTTGGGAATATCACCCTTTTTAACTCCTTTAGAGTTCTTATTAAAAAGAACCTCCTCTAGGATAAGCGGAATAGAGGACTTACCATGCCCATTCAACCCCACTAGTTGGGTAATTGGTTCCGTATTAAGTTCTAACGTATTGTTTTCACCATACGAGAACATATTGGACCAATTAAGTTTCTTTAATATAAGCATCGTATACGTTTAGTACTTGTGCTAGTTTAGCACTATCCAATTTCATAACCTCTTGTAGATAAACTACTAGGCTTTGTCTAATACTCATATCATTGGTAAGGGCTAAAGAGGCTTTTGACTCCTTACGAACCAATTTCTTGTCTAGTAGTTCGCTATCAATACCTTTCGACATATCAATAGCATCTCCTTCTAGCTCATAGATAGTATGATGGTACTCAGTTTTTACCATCTCGTCCTTGGATTGTACAGTTTTTCTAATAAGCTGTGGCATATCCCATTCCACAAAATTATACCCCCCTAGCTCAGTATCTACAATAACTACACCCGTAGCTGTTTCCTGTCTGTGGAAGCTAGTAGTTAAGGGCGATCCTGGGTATACAATATTTCTCTGCGAGTTAGTATGCGAGTGTAGGTCTCCAGCCAGTACAAGCTTCCACTTATCAAATAATTCTAGTGGAACTTCAGGTTTTACGTGTGGGGGTATTTCTCCACGAACGTGTGTTACCAAGATCTGGCTAGGTTCTGGAAAGTACTTTTGAGGATGCTCTGCGAAATCCTTTAAGCAGTTGTAGGGTAAGTAGTCTACCCCATCAATGGATACTGGTACATCAACCACACTAGCCCACCCGCCACTAGCAGCCATCGTAGCCCTAGACAGATTGGACAAGAAGGTGGTGTTCTTTTTAACCGCTTCATGATTTCCACTTATAATATATGTCTGCACCTCGCTATTGGAGATCATTTCCAAGAACTCAAAGTAAAGTTCGAGCTCTTCCATATTAGGTAATTTGTCGAAAACATCGCCAGCAATAACTAGTCTGGTACAATTATGCTTGTTATACACATTAATAAGCTCGGAGAACATACCCCTAAATCTTGCTGTTTGCCAGTCTTTAGGAACGTTCTTTTGACCTATTCTAATGTGCCAATCTGCTGTAAGTAATAGTTTCATAGTAGTTGAGATAAAAACGCCCAAGGTCTTTACAGAACCTTGGGCAGTTTTATTAGTAAGGCAGGTCTTCCAAGCTCTCTTGAGCTTCTTGAGCTTCTGGAGGCAGATCGCCACTACCAGATTCCTGACCGAGGATTTGTTCTTCAATGAACTTCTTCTGCTCGTCAGCTGTCATGCGGGGCACTAACTCGTCAATAGGCTGTGCTGCGGCTACAGCTTCACGCTCTTCATCAGTAAGAGCGCGCTTTTTGCAGCGAAGAACTTGCAGGGTGTACTCAACATTAAACGCGAGTGCACCAGTCTTTTGACGCTTAAAGACAACGTCCCAGCCACTATCGGCATCAGTGGGATCACCGAGGTCTTCAGCAGCACTAAGAATCTGTTCGAACAGCTTCTTTTTCAGATTGATAACAACGGGCTTTTTATCAGCAAGGCTGTAGCCCTGCACAACATACGCCCAAGAGCACTTAAGTTCGGGAAAATAGTGACGAACCCAATCACGCTCGGCGTTTGTGAACTTTTCCTTTTCACGGTCAAAGCTCAAGCACTCCATAGGAATGTCTTTGCCGTTTTTGCCCTTGAGCCAGTAGACGTAGCGCGGTACAACTTCACCAAAGATACGAATAACGTTCTCACCGTCCTTAAACGCATAAGAAGCAGCACCTTTCTTAGCCTTACCAGCCACATCACCAAATTTGATTGCCATATTGTTCCTCGTATTTAAATTGAATTTCTTTGCCTACTATTCTTAGTAGTCTGTTTTTAGTTAGCGCTTGTAAGCACTCTTGTGGTACAAAAAGAGTTGAAAGCCTTGCATTATGCAAGTATTTAGCGTCAAAATAATTTCTTATAGAAGCTATTGCAACATATTCAACTATCTCTGCTAAATATATATCGGGTAAGTGTATTAGGGGTTCCGGGTTTAACAAGAAGCTATAGCCGGGAAATTTCTTCAACTCACCTTTTTTGATACAACGATATATTTTATATATATCGTAGTTACAATGTTTGGAAACCTTTTCCCAAGAGAAGAATACTGGTTTGGCCTTCATTGTTTAATAATTATACCCGTTTACCGAAGTAAATTCAAGATGATTTATCTATAGTAGACACCTTGTATCCCTTGCCAATGTAATGCCCAAGCCTAGCGTTAGCCTGAGATCTCCCAGTAGTTCCGGCCAGGTTAATGTCGATGACTAAGGGAGTTAGCTTACCTTCCTTTAGTCTAACAATTCTACCGATCAACTGCGTTAAAAGTGGATTATTATTAATTGGAGTAGCTAAGATTATGCAGCTCAAATCATTTTGAGAAATCCCCTCTGCAAAAATTGAGCAAGTACCAAATAAAATCTTCGCGTCATCACTAATACTAGCTAGAATATCTTGCCGTTCAATTAACGACGTAATATTTCCTGTAATGCTAACAGCTTTGTTTTTAGTAAGTGTTGCTGCTCGTTCCAAGAACTCTACTCTACCGCCTACCACAAGCACTTTATGGCCTTGGTTGGCCGCGGAGTCGGCCAGTTCTATGACAAGATTGCGATACTTATCATTATATACTTCCAATTCAGTTACCTTATTAGCCCAGGTAGCAATACCACTAAGCATAATATCAGTTTTAACAATAACTACCTCCGGCACCATGTAGTTTTCTGCTTTTGGTTTAAACAGTACAGGGCCGAAGTAGTCCTTAAACAGTATATGTTTGCCGTCTTTACGCTCTAGCGTACCAGTTAGGCCAATTTTGTATCTAGCTTTGCACTTATCAATAACGCTGGAGAACGTAGTAGCCGGAGTATGATGGCAGTTAGACACAAGTATATTATTAGCAAAATACGTATGAGTTCCCTCAACTTCTATATTAAACCTATGGTTGCCTGTTAGTTTTGCTGGCTCTATACCTGTAATTTCTCTAGTATAATACGGCTTAATAAATTTGCCAACGTCTATGTCCAATGGCTCAAACTTATCCAAGTCTTTTCTGGTCAGTTTGTACCTTAAGGCAGGGTGAATATACTTGGCAATTTTTTTCTGAAATATCCTACTATTTTCAGCGTCTAATCTTAAATAATTAAACCCCCTACTACATGTGAATATGTGATAGTCTTCGCACAACCCTAGTTTAATTAGCGAATTACCTAGTAGTATAACGGAGGGTATATCAAACTCGCAAAAACTAAAGACGACGTTATCCTGCGTATTTGACCCATCATCTTGAAAAATAAAACCCCAAGAGAGTGTAGTTAAACTATCTGCTATAAACGGGGTTATTCTATTTTTTGAGCTTTTGCCAGCATATATTTGCTCCTTTAGGTTAAACCTATCTATAAAAGATCTAGTATTAAACGAGTATATTTTTGTATTGGCATATCCAGAGGTACCTTCGATAATGTTTTGGCTAACAAACTTAGTGAGTATTTGTTCTTTGTATAGGAGATAGTCTAGCTGAGCTTCTCCATGGGTAATCTTAAGCCTTACGCTATTAGTGCTCTTATTGGTTAAGTCTAGTGAGCCGTCACCCAATAGCATGCCTAAAAATACTGGCAAAAATTCTTCGGTTATTTCACAGTTAGCTTTATGGGTATTGTTAGTAAGAATGAGCCGATCCCCTAGCTTTAGATTTTCGGCCCTTACCTTTTCTACCCCTTTATCTGTTTCTATAAAAAACGAATGGTTAGCTGTAGCTTTTAAAGACCCTGCTGCATGCTTTATCTTTAAGCAGTCGGTAAAAGGCTTTTTATACCAATTTACTACCCTCCGGTAAACTTCCTCGTTATTTTCTAAATCGAAGGAACGCACATGTACAGATTTCTTACCGTTAACTAAAGATCCTAATTTTACTTTCCCTAGCTCTAGAGTGTCAACAGTAGTTTCATAGTCCAGGCACTCATCTAGTATGACAGTACCGAATTCTTCGGCTATTGAGTCTACCCTTTTCACAAGCGTTTGGATATTAGATACCACAATAGGGGCATCTATATCAAATTTTCCACTTCCAACAATTCCTGGCGTAATTCCTAAACATTTTTCGATTTCCTGTATCCACTGATCGCGCAGCATAGTAGTATGCGTAACTACTAGTGTTTTTTGTTTGAGCTTGGCTGCAAATGCAATACCACAGAAGGTTTTACCATAACTAACTGGGGCATTTAGAATTGCAAAATCATCAATAGCATCATAAATAGCCTGTTGTGAGTCTCTTAAAGTGAATCTAAACTTAGGAAAATCCTCAATTGGTTTGGTAATTCGCTTATCTACTATTTCGTAGTGCTTAGGTATTAAGTCCAGTCTACCAGCAGGCAGCGAAACCATATTAGCATTGATCCGCTGAAAGGTTCTAATAATGTCTGGGCCGCCCTTGATAGCAGATTGTTTTGTATAAATCCTGTATGTCAGCTGCTTAGCTAATTCATCCATTAGCTGTTTATCAGCAGGCATGTAGATTCTATTTGATATAACAGCTTTCATCTAAACCTTCCGTCTAAATACGGGCATATCCTCGCTAGATAATCCGTATAACATAAAACCCATGCCCATGTGTAACACTTGAACGTACTGTTCATGTAGCTCCGGCGCACGACTTAAAAAGAACCTACAATGCAACCCCTTGGGGTAAAGTACATAGCCTTCCTGAAATTCCACGTACTTGTACAGCTTGTAAGTATGTACATGAAAGAACTCCTTTTTAGTGTACTTGAATATTTTACCAGTAGAGTCTATGTACTCATTTGAGGGGTTTTGAATCATTTCTGCAATGGTGAATAAGGGCTTATTAAGGTTATACAGTTTATAAGCATCAGCTCCGTAGGTTGCTTGATGCATCAACCTACGGATACCAATAGTTTCGCCAGGCATACTTTTATCGTCCACTAGTTTTAGTTCACCAGTGGACGATTCTACAAAGCTAAGGTCTTCTTGTTTTGTAAAGTTTGGTGGGCTAAACTTATACACCGGAAACTTTATTTGCCATAAATTCAGCATATTGTTCACCAAACTTGGCATCAAACTTACCAAAAGAGTAGTCGTCGCCCACTTCTTGGTCAATGCCGATAGGTGTACCTGAAATATCGAAACCGCGATTTTTCTGAGTGCACTTTGCTAGTAGAGCTTTATAAGCCTCTACATGATCTTCACGGACTTCAGCAACAATAGAGTCATGTACTAGCATGAATACTTTAGCATCTAGTTCATGCTCTTTAATACCCTTTAGCAAATCAATAACTGCCAGTACGTTAATGTCGCTAGCAAGCGACTGAATTGCAGCGTTTACACCACTACGAACTTCATGGCTAGCAATGCCCTTGTCTTGGGATAGGGCATTACGAAGCCTACGCTTACGGCCAATAGAAATGTACAAAAAGCCGTCGCGCTCAATCTGAGCCTTGGTTTCGTCCAACCACTTACGCAGACGCTTAAAAGTATTAAAGTACTGCTCAATAACTTCTCTAGCTTCGCCAACCGACATTGGGTTACCAGCCTTGGTAACTGTTTCAGCCACTTTAGACGGCCCGGAACCATATAAACACTTTACCCACTTATTTCTAAGTGGAGTGGACTATACCTTTATCTTGTAGTCACGTCTTGTCTAATACACAGCTTTTCATATAACTCAAATTTTCTATCTAAGTATATTTTTGCGCCTGTGTATATATACTTCAAGAACTTTTTAGCTTGCAAAGTATTCATTTTTATTTGTGACTTATTATCAAATCTTTGAATTGAGTAAGTCACTTCAATGCTGTCCAGCACACGGGCTAACCATTCAGTAAATTTATGGGACCCAGATACTAGTGTTGCATATATACTTGCAGTTCTGCTATTAACATTGCTAAAGCTTTCGCATATAGAACCATCACCGTCAAAATATCCTCTAATAAAGTCTTTTAGGTACACGCCCAGATCTAGCTTAGGGGGTTCTAAACATAGACTTTTATTAGGTATAATACTATAATTAGTGTATAAATCTACACAGATATTTATAGAGGTAAACTCTAATGCACACCTATCGTACTTAACGGTATTTTCTTGTATTTTGTATGTACTCTTTAAAAATTTTGAGTACTTTACTAGGTGACCTATATCAGAATGCTTTAGCATTACTCGTACACGGCCTTTGGCATCTACAGAGCCATCAGCAGCTAAAAAACCAGCCCAATAAGCGGACTCTTCATTAGTTGCACTGAAGACCCGTTCGTCTAGTGTGGGCTTTTTTGCTGCCCAACCATGCTTTGTAATATGCTTTTTTAACTGATTTTCAGTTAAACCAAGCATAGTTGCTATTTGTGCCCGAGTATGTTTCTGTTCCTTTAGTATAAGATAGTTTTCGTGATTTAGTTCCATAGTTTTCTCCAACTAATGGAACAATACAACAAGATACTCGCCGTATTGTGCCCCGATCCAAAATATTATGGATTAGGTACATGATAGCACCTTAATACAATATTTTCAAGACCGTTTTCGGCACCGCAGCCATACCCGTTCTGGGTATGCTGTCAGTCTCTGAACCATTTATACCTATTCCTAGATATTCTGGCTGCTGATTGCCCTCGCCTTTACGTTAGGGGTTCCAGCAATTGAGCGAATTTATTTCCCCTACATCACTGTAGGGCGGAACCTATATGTTAATCCCGAATGTGCATTTATGTTACGTATATACCGTATCCGTATATACTCCATATATTTCTATATGGATCGGACTATATCTTCAACCACTAAGGTTGTCCCCCGTTTCGAGCTTACTTAAGCCCTACGTCTTTCGACTAGTCTCTGAACCTTCAACCAATATAACTATATAGCTTTTGCGACATGTCGTCAACTATATTTTTAATTATTGGAAGCTTGGCTGCTGGTTTTCCAATCCACATATTTTTTAAGCATTCGCGGTTACTGTTACCAGTTACGCTGTAGCATATGTGGCTATTAGGAGGTTCCAGCAATTAGAGGGGTTTATAGGCAACCACTGTTAATTAATCGCCTTTGCTGCCTGTCTGTCCCCCGGATAAAGATCCTTTACTTTTTCTACTTCGCACGGCAGGTTAAAAACCATTTTAGCAATTGTAGAGTGCAAGTCACCACCAGACTTAAACACTTCCTGCAGCTTAGGATCCCCACTTAATACTGCAGCGTAGTAGACTTCGGCAGTACGTAAATCTTGTGAGACAATCTTGTAGCCCGGCCTAGCTTTAATTGAACCCTTAACTCTGGGCTCGTCGCGAGGAATCTGCTGCGCGTTGAACTTGCCAGAACTTGACAGTCGACCACTAGTAGTAGAGGTAAGGTTAAAGCCTGTACGAATACGATTATCTTTATCCATTTCTGGGATAATCTTGTCGATATAGGTATTCTTGATCTTGCTCAGTTTACGCAAGGTAAGCAAGCTATTAACGATAGGATGCTGACCATCTAGCGATTCTAGAACTTCTGCATCAGTTGATTGCACCCCCGTAGTAGTCAGCTTGTGCATAGGATTGAGCTTTAACCTATCAAACAGCAGCTCGCGAAGCTGTTGCACAGAGTTAGGGTTAAACCTATCTCCACGAGCAAGCTCCATATCTTGTACTTCCTTAAAAGAGTACAAATGATCGGCAGCATCCTCAATGGATTTATTAAGAGTAACCCGAGCAAACTCTAGACGATCTGGGCACAGCGGAATACCGTTTTCTTCAATTTCCTTAAGAGCAGTAGAAGCAGGAACTAGCAAGCGGCGATATACGTTAAGCAACTTAGGGTTCTTGTCAATAAGCGGCTTAAATAGTTGATAAAGCTCAAGAGTGGCAGCAGTATCAATAGCCGCGTATACTGCAATAATATCGAAAGGAATAAGATCATAGGTAAAATCAGCTTCCTTAATCTTATGTTGCTTACAATACTGCTTCTTAAACTCGTCTAGGGACTTATCATAGTCGCCAAACTTAGTGTACTTAATAGCAAGTTGCTTTAGGCCGTGAGTACCTTGTGTTTCATCAAGCAAGTAATGCATGAGAAGCGTATCATCGTAGTCTTCTCTAAACTCGAAACCAAAGTGATATTCCAGCATCTTCAAGTCGAACTTGGAGTTATGGAATACAGTTTTATGCTTGAGAAAGATACGCTGCATAACGTTGTAAACGCGCTCGTCAATAGCATCACTAGAGATATACGCGGCCTTACGCAGCTTACCACAAAGTGAGATACCAAGAACATACCCATCACGGGGGTACAGTGCTGTAGTCTCCGTGTCAACTGCTACAACGCCAGATTCTTCAGTATCCCGCTCAAGCTCTAGAACCCAAGCTAGTGCTTCATCTTCATCTTGAATACCTGCCCAATCACCACTATCGTCAAACAGCACTTCACCGGAAATAACTTTGTGAAGTTGCTCTAGTGCACGCTCAAAGGCAGGTTTGGCTTCTGGCTTAAATACAACCACAGCAGGGTTAGTAAGAGGAATAAACTTGTTATCAACAAGAGTACCTGCGTGGTCAGTAACGGTTGCTTTGGTGTAGTTCTTTACTGCCTCAGAGCCTACAAGTATAATAAAGTCGTAGCTATCAATATCAATTTCAATATCTACGTCTTTTTTAAGAATTTTAGGCAGCTTTTTGCTGCTCAAGTGATACCGATCAAATTCAAAGTTAAAGTGTTTTTCGTACTTGGCACCACTAGGGCACTTGTCAATAACTGCAATCTTCATTTAGGTAGTCTACCTCGTTTTATTTCATAAGGAGTACTAAGGGCATCGCTGTATATAGCCGAGAATCTAGATAGGTCTATAACATGAAATGTTACCTCGGTTTCTATATACCCGGCCATGCCTTCGTGCTCAAAGTTCGGTTTAGTAAATTCTGTTTTAGCTACAGCATGGTGAAATTGTGGATTGAGCAGTATCTCTACTAGTAGACTATAGCATATAGTATCTTTAATAATCATAGTATGCTCTTAAGCCTTTCTACGTCTTCCCAAGACATTTCTCCTGGGTCATCACCATCATTCAATTCAATATTATCCACTATAAAGCCAACCTTTTCAAGTTGGGGTTTAAGAAGCTCTACAGCTTTACGTCCGGCATCATCACCGTCAAATAAGAACATGATCTTATTAACGCCTAGGAGTTTTAAGTGAAGGACCTTGGATTTACCCAAGCCCTTTAAACTGCCTAGACCCTGCGTTCCCATTGTAGCCATAACACATTCTAGCCCTTTATCAATAAGGTTAAGCGCGTCATACATACCCTCCACTAGAATAACAGTGTTATGCAAAAGAGGCACTCTAGCAGGGAATAATGGGATTTCCACTCCGCCTGGGTAGAATTTGTACTTAGGTTTGTGTGTTGGTACAACGTGGCGACCTTGAAAGCACACAATCTTTCCAGTTGTATCCCTAATAGGGAGCATGATGCGGTCTTCGTAGTCTTTATGCGTAAAAGCATCAAACCTACGCATTGTTTTACCACTAACGCCTTTAAATTCTCTATGAAAAGGCTGATAACCTTTTGGCATTTGTAGACCAATACTAGCAGACATAACTGCGGCGATCTTCTCTTTTAGCTTATTACCCAACCCGGCGGTTTCACCGCCAACTACTCCAAAGTATTGAAATATATTGGCTTTAAAGCCGCAAGAAAAGCAGTGGCACAAGCCTGTTAGCTTGTCCACTCGCAAAGAAGGGTTTCTATCCTCATGTTCAGGATTCAAGCAGCGGATAAGAACATCACGCCCCGAGTATCTATACTCTAACCCCTTAGACTGGATTAGCTGCTCAACTGGTGCTACCACGGTAGATCACCTCCGTCGTTAGTTGGTTCTTTTTGAGACTCTTTTTCCTTAGTCTTTAGCTTCTTGGTTGGAGCGGCGGCTTCCGCTGGATCAATCTTCAACGTCTCCCAATCAATACTAGAAGTACACTTAACCGGACTTGCTCCGCGGATTTTAGTAGTTTCAAAAGAGATTCTACCGTCATCCTTATCATGTGCTTCTAGCAGGAGTGCAACGTCGCAAGCATCCAGAATACCCTTGGCGAATCGTGTACTTCCCGAGTCGTCAATTTGATAAGGTGAGATAATCGCAATACCGTACTTACGGGCATACTCTTTTAGCTTTTTGGAGATAGTAATCTGAGTAGTCCACTCATAGATCATGTTCTCCTGACCAGGTACTACAATCTGGTTAAGATAGTCAATAACCGCCATTTTCAGTTTATCACCATACTTGGCCTTTAGCTTTTGTAGGTGAAGATCAACTGCCGAAAGTGACAACTCGCGATCATCAATAATAATTACCTGATTGTCTCTAGCCTTTTTAGTTTTGAGCAGTTCCGTTTCAAACTTTCTAGGGTCTTTATGAACCAAAAACTCGTTAACCAAATCATCAGCCTCATGAAACATACCGGCTCTAGTTTGTACTAGCTTGATCTGGTCTGCAAAGTCTAGTGTATTGTTTCTAATCTTGGCGTGGGACACGCCCGCTTGTATGGACATACGACGTTGAGTAACTTCCTTGGCAGTCATTTCAATAGTAAAGTAAGGAACAACGTTGCCTAGCTCTACTTGATTAACGCACAAGTTAGTACAAACTACAGACTTACCATGTCCGCGCTTACCCCCGATAAGAATAAGCTCTTCTGAGTGCGCTCCACCAGTAATGGCATCCAAAGTATTATTAATACCAAGCGGAGTTCTTTCATCGTTGGTTAAGCTAGTGTCTTCAAAGAATACTAAACTATCTTCAGTAACAACAGACTCACTAGTATGGGTAAGGTCATCCAGCTTAATTACAATACCCGATAGCTGATCTTTAATTTCCTGCGCCCCTAGCAGGGTTACATTATCTACAAACTTATCTAGTAGCTTTAAGGCTTCTGTTTGTGTGTAGGTATCTACCAGAGCGTCAATAGCTACATCAATATCAACATCTGGTACTTCTAAGTCCTTTAGGGAGGACAAAGCCCTACTAAGGGGCGTATCCCTAGTAGAAAGCTCTAAGTCTTCAAAACTAGGAATCGAATTGTATTTGGAGTAAAACCTATTAATAGCTGTGTATAAGTTACTATAGGCCGGGTCTAGAAAAGCTAGACGGATTCGTGCCCAGCCCTCTAAACTCTGCTCCTTGAGCAGCTTATGTAATACAATCGCTCCTACATCCATATATTATGATACTCGTACTTCGTTATCTGTAATAACGGCGTTAAGCTCCTTTTCCAGTCGCTCTAGCACTAGGGCTTTTAGGACTTCGAGCTTCTGTGGGTACAAGGCCCCCTCGTCAAATAGTAGACCTAGCTGGTCATACGTAATAGCCTGCTGAAGCCCGAAATACACAGCATCCCACGGATCATTTGAACTGGGAAAGATTTCGACCTCGGCACCATCTCCGTAATTTTGCTTGGCAGCCCTAATTACCTCCTCTTTTGTAAGGGAGGTAAAATCGTGATATGTAATTCGTACTTTCATGGTTTATAAATGCAAAAAGGCGGCTTTGTTTGCACAAAACCGCCTCTAAGGACTAGGTCAATTAAGCAGCAGCCTTTTCAGCAGCCTTAGCCTTCTTTTGAGCGCCATCGTAGTTCTTGCAAACAAGGCCACGACGGGTAAGCGAAGTCTTAACGCCGCGCTCTGTCTTGTTAATTGCCTTAGCAATTTCTTCAACAGTCAGCTCGGAAATATCGCCAAGGGCTTCAAGAGCATCCTCTTGGGTCTTAGCATGTGATTCACGCTGAGCAGGAATCTTTTCGATCTGACCAGAGCGAAGCAGACTAAGAGCCTTACCACGAACCGAGTTAGCTGACTTGCCGAGAGCTTCAGCAATATCTTCAACAAAAGCGCCACTAGTAACCAGTTCAACGAACTTGACTTCTTCGGCTTCAGTGTACGTACGAACAGCTTCAGCCTTTTCAGTAGGCTTGACCAGCTTAGTCATTTCTAGACTAAGGATCTTACCTTGAACTTGCTTGGCATTGAACTTACCATCAACAAAGTTTTGAGCGATTTCAGTATAAGTGAAACGATTGGGGTAAGTGTTCATAAAGTCACGAAGAGCTTGTGACTCGTCATCACTAAACGCCGATTGGTGAGTCTTAGCCATCGAGGCTACTTCATAACCAAGTTTGCGCAATTTAGCAGCAACCGAACGAGCAGTAGTGTCAAGCTCCTGAGCGGCCGCTTCAACAGTATCAGGCTGAACAGGGCGGGCATTGCCAACAAGGGCTTGAAGTTGGGCAGTGCGCTCGTCGGTCCATTTCTGAGTAGTCATATTAATGTGTTTCCTTTGTAAGTTCTTCGATCGACATGATCGGAATATTAAGTTGTTGTGCCTTAGTAAGTTTGGAAGACTGTTTATCTTCTTCGCAAATAAGGATATTGGTGGTTTTTGTTACAGAATCTACAACTTTATAGCCTAGAGACTCTAGGTATTTTGCAGCATCACTACGGTTTTTATAGTTATTAAGTTTGCCAGTAATACAGACCGTAATTCCTAAACTACTGGCAGGTGTTGCAACTTGTTCTTGCTCAAATCTAGTATTGATGGGAAGGTCTAGAGCATCTTCAGACAGAATCCAATCCATCAAATTCAAGGTTGCTTTGTCGCCTAAGCCTGCCAATTTGCAGGTTTCTTCACAAATATCATCAAGCGACTGGCAAACCTTACTCAACTTCTTAGCTGCGGTTTCTCCAATAAGTGGAATACCAAAAGCCGCTAGGCCAGTATTAAGGGGTACTTGCTTTGACTTCTGAATCTCTTTAAATAGCTTTCTACCGATTGTTTCGCCTAGTGTATCAACGAAGTAAGATTCACTAAATTCATACAAGTCTCGGTATGTTTCAAAGTCCAGCTTTTCTAGAGTTTTCTCACCCAAACCCTTAATACCAATTACCCTGGCAAAGTGAAGGATCTTTTTAAGAGTTTGTGCAGGACATGATTTATTATAGCAGAATAGCTGCTCATTTACAAGCTCAAGTTTTCCTTCACAGCTAGGACAGGTACTTGGTATTTCAATCATTAGGCTTCCCGAGTTAGAGACTATATTATACTAGGATACTTGGGCTTTTTCAAGCAAGTATTTTTCTAGTTCTTCTTTAGTTGGTAATCGCCAGTTCTTGTGATGAACTTGTAGCCCATCCAGTACTCTGGTAAGTAGCTGCCTATTTAAGCCATGCTCTTTAGCAAATTCAGATTTATTTATAACTAGAAATATTCTACCCTCCGGAGAAATAATTCTAGGCATAGTTTCGGGCAAGTGCCAGCCTAGATAGGACTTACGAGTACCTAGTAAAACCGAGGATAAACCCTTACTATCTAGACCCATTCGTTTAGCAAACTCAACCTGACTAGTATTTATCTTAAACACTTGATCTTCGGAGTTTACAATTTCTAAATAGGCTGGCTTTGGCTTTACTGTATCTTTATTTTCTAATAAGCACCAACCAGAGCTAAGAACTTTTTGCTTTTTATATACAAGCTTAGCTAAAGCTACGGCCGACTCCTTTATCAAGTTACTCGAGTCTTGTAAGCTGTATATTTCATGAGTTTCACCCGTATGCAAATTAAACACACATATGGGCTTACAGTTGTTTTTAAAAAACACGCTGGAACGTCCACCAGCTTTATTTATTAACTTAAGTTTAGAGTAAAGCTCGGGGTCTTCCAGTTCTAGCCAATAATTATTGCATAGCTTAGATATATTAGATACTATAGAGTCAGAAACTTTTAGCTCTTGTGCTATTTCCGGCACAGATAGTTGAGTTTCCACTAGAGCTTTTAGAATACGTATATATGTTTCTTTAGAGTATGCAGAACCTGGATGTTCTGGGCCTCTACCTCCTGCTTGCCCTCCTGGAGTCATATTAAATCCACGTTGATAGGAGTTGTAATAAGAGATCCAGAATACTTCCCTAGTATCTAGTAATATTGGCTCGGTAGTTTCTAGAATTGAGTGGGTGGGTAGTACTTTAGTACTATTATAATGAGTCTGTAACTTGCTGTTAATATGCTGGTTATTTACTAGAAGCCTATTGTGCTCATATACCCGCTTTTCTATATTAACGGATTGCCCTACGTATACTCTAGGGTCTCCTTCAAAGGTTAGTTTGTATATTCCGCATGTCATTTGGTTTCTCGCTGCGCAAAATACCTGGTATGATTTCGCCCATTCTAGCGACGTACACAGTATCTCCAATATCCAAATCCAGTGCCTTGATGTAACCCACGTTATTAAGGGTCGCTCTAGTTACGTGCGCCCCATCTAGAACTACAGGATCGAAGATAGCAACAGGAGTAACTTTACCGCTACGGCCACACTGCCAAATAACTTCGCGAAGTACGGTTGGTACACCATTACTTCGAGTTTTGACTGCATAAGCACCGCGTGGATGCTTACTAGTAAAGCCTAGAGCATCGAAATCTTCATTACTAGAGATTCTAATAACGGTTCCGTCTTGTGGAAACTGCTCACAGAACTCCACTTCCAGTACAGTTTTAAACCCTAGCTTGCGAAGTTCATCAAGCTCTTGCTCATAGTAGTCACAGGTAATACCATGAACATCGTAGGCTACAAAGTAAAGCTCGCGCGAGTTGAACTCATCCACACTGTTAAGGTTAAGCGCACCCGCAGCATAGTTACGCGCGTTGGGCTTATCCTTTGTAGTTACAATCTCGCCAGTAACTTGAATGCTGCCATACAAGCCTTCCAAGTATAGAGGTACAATACTTTGTGGGTTGCCTACAAACTTTTGCGTAATAACTTGACCTTCAGTACCGTCACCACGAGTAAGAGCCTCCACCAGCCAGCCATCAACATACAAAAAGCTAACAGCAGCGCCGTCTAGCTTAGGGGTTGTAGCCTTGGCTTTTTGATAGTCTTGCAGCGGGGGTGTGCCTTCACCAATAAAGAACTTTTGCAAGCTGTACATTTGAAACTTATGCTTGCTAGTCTTGGCGTGCACAACTTTAGCACCAACCTTTTGATAGCCACACATTTCCTGCAGCATATCGAATTGCTGGTCAGAAATAATAGGCTTACCACTATAGTACGCCTCGCTGCACTTATCAAGGAAGCTAAATAGCGATTGGGTCATCTTGGTTCACAGTCTCTAAGTAGTAGTTAATTACGTTTTGCAGGCTCTCGTCTACTAGCTCGCGCTCTGTATCAGACATAATCTCTGCTAGAGCCAAGAAAAGTGCTAGTGTGTTAGTCAAGCCTAGTGGCATAGAAATGCCATCTTTTGTAGGCACCCACTCACCTTCAAAGTCTTTAAAATACTTTCTGATGTGTAAGTACTGAACCTCCCTAAATTCGTTAATTGTTACCCGTACTTGAGTACCCTTTTCTTGATCCTCATGCACGGTTCTAGAGAAGATTGTCATTATTTAATAGCTAGAGTGCAGATTTGCGGCATATACTTATCGCCTTCCTCTACCTTTAGTGCACACGCTAGGGCTACAGGCTTGTCTGACTCGGACACAGCCTTAATCCACTTGGTGGATTTTGCATCGAAGTAGATAGCAGGTACAGCTACAAGGGTTACGAACATTATAGCTACCAGAGCCCAAATGTACGCCCAAAACTGGTCTTCTTTATTCATTAGATATCC